TTTTAGTTCAATATATTTACCTAAATCTCCAAAAAATTGTACTGTTCCATTATTAATAAAATTAACAGCATCAGAATATTTTCTAAATACTTGTTCTTGTATTCTACCACCTTTAAAATAATTAACTTTGAATATACCTTCTAATGTATCAAAAAATTTAACTGCTAATGTATCATCTAATACAGGTATATTAAATTCTTCATTATCATCAATGTCATGGTCTCCTCCCCATATCATTTCTGTATTACATGCATAACAATTAATCAAGTCTCATCCTCCTCATCATCATTATCCCACACTATTTCCCATCCTTCGTCAACTATATTTTCATTTAAAATATCTAAACCTCTTGTAATCATACCAAGAGCCGCATAGCGATTGTCTGTACGCATTTGAAGGGTATTTGGAGCGTCAGGAGTTACTGCAAAAACTACATACGACGTGCAATGTTCTCCTAATATACCTTTAATTTGTTCCATTGGGTTGTATTTTTTGCTTGACATAGGTTCTCCTCGGTGTAAACTTTAAGTGGTCTTAAAGCTTTATTATGATTTATTATTATTATAATTATTATAAATAATCTTTAATATCTAGTGTTTTCCTAGTAAGACTCTCCTCCACATATACCTCTTTTCTGTAAGTCGTTTATATCCAACTATTTACAGAAGTCTTACCAACACACTTAAAATATGACTCTTTAAATAGCTCTAATTCTTGTTTTACAAGGTCATCTCGTCTTGTTTTCATCTGTTGGTCGGAGTCTTGAGCCATTTGTTCTACCCAATAATTAACAGCAATACTCAAAGCGTCTAATCTGTCATCTTGAGCTAAACAACTTCTAGTGGTTGTTATTCTAGATAACTGATATATTAATTGATATTTAAGTTGGTGTTCAGGTGGGTAGTCCTGAGCGGAGTCATAGTCGTTTTTTATAACCTTTGGGTCTACTATTAATCTGTGTTGGTTCAAAACGGGCTCTAGAGTATCAATAATTCGCTTTTCTTTCTGTGTGTTATGTCTAACCTCATCTATTGTACAAGGGTAAATTTTACGCAAAATTGGAGTCATAAGTTGGTTAAACATTCCGTCACCAAAGTTTGACTCCACGATTATACGATTTACTTTATGAGCTTTAGCTTTCTTAGCCAATAACTCAAGGGTTTCTTCGGAGTATCCTCCTTGCAAACCACCTGCATCGGGAACAAACAGATTCCCGTTGAGCATCTTGACGATTGCGTATCCTGTTTCATCTTTTCCCCTTCCTGCAGGGTCAATACTCATAACAGACCCTGTGTACTTTACCATGCTTCCTAGTACTTGCATAGGGCGGTAAAATCTGTCTCCTGAGAGCCCAACATTCGGAATAGACCCGTCCCATTCCAAGGTAGGACTTTGTGCCCATACGAGCTTCTCAGGAGCAACATCGGGGTCAATATCCATGACTATTAACTCTGATGTTTTAAGTGGGTGCCTGTCTCTGTCAGATAGCCTAGTATCTAACATGAACTGCATAGCAAATCCTGAACGACCATAAGATACTTCACGTTCCGCTAAATCTATATCACTAAATCTCAAAGGTTCTGTAGATTTACCTAGTTTATTTTCATTAACACAAAAACCTGAAATACGACCATTATATCTGTTTTCATTAGTAGTTTGGTCAACATATCTACAAGTCCAAATACGTGTTTTATATCCTCTGTCAGATAGCTTCTCGTACACAGTATCTTCACACTGTGGTGTACCTAAAAATATAATTCTAGAGTCTTCTTCAGGTTTAATTATAGAATCAAACTCTTTTATTTGTTCTGAAAGCTTATCTCTCATACCTTGAGTAGCACTATTATTAGGTACTTCTATATCATCAGCTACAATTAAATCAGCACGTGAACCTGTAAGCTGTGAACTAATACCTAATGATTTAACACTAGGTGCGTGTGATGCAGGAGCAGGTCCAACATCAAAACTTATTTTAGAAAATCTTTGTTTATCTGTAGGTTTTAAATGAGAAAGTAATTCCATTTCATGTATTAATCTTAACGTAAAAGTAGAGAAATCATCTGCACGTGTCTTTGAAGCAGAAACAACTAATATGTTTTTACTTGGGTCTAACAACAACTGATGGACAACAAACGCAGAGCAAATCCATGATTTACCTACACCTCGAAAACCTTCGATGATTGCACGTTTGTCCCCACTTTGCATATATTCTGCTATCTCATACTGAATAGGGGTGGGCTCAGGGAGATTTAACTCTCTCCATACCAAATAAAGAAAGTTCCTGAAGTCCTTTAGTTGTTCGGGTACATTCATTTGTTATCGACTAATTTTTAACATTTTTCTAGAAGACGCATTTCTAGATGCTTTTCTAGATAGATTTTTTTCTAAGTGTTCTTTCAGTTTTCTTTGGTCTTCTTCAAACAACCCCACAGCTTTTCTTTTAAGAAGCTCGTAAAGTGTTTCTCTTTTCTTTGGTTTTACTTTTAATACTGTTTTTGGTAATTTATCTTTCACGTAATTTTCCTTTATATTAATTATTTCTTGAACGATTTCTCTTTTTTGATGTTATTCGTAGGTTTTTACGACTATTATTCATAGGATTTCTGTCCTTATGGTCAATATCTTTACCATTTAGTCTATTTTTACCTACTTGTTTTATCATTTTACGTCTAGCTTTGTTTCTAGCAGAACGTCTTTTTATCTGTAATGAACGACCTTGGTAATTGTCATACTCTTTACGATAATTTCTCATCTTTCTACTACCCTATCGCTTTCATCATCAAAAGGTAAACCTGCTATAAGATTAGCTAATGGATTATCAGGTTTTAACTGTGCATGAATACCATTATCTTTAAGTAACTGTCTAGCCGCATTCAAATCACTTGGTGATGCTTCTCCTGTTTGTATTCTTAAAATAAATTCTTCAATAAGAATATCTTGTAATTCATGTAGTCTTTTTGTTTTATTTGCCATTCTTTAACTCCTTATAAATTTTAATTCCTAAATAAATTAACGTAAATAAACCTACTGCAATAGCTACTATTTGATTTATTGATGCTAAAGTAAATGCACCTACTGTACCTGCTGTGCCTATAAAGGCAGGAATATGTGAGTTATTCATCATCTCATCTGTCCTTTTTCTATATAATACCTAGAAAATGCACTTTTTAATTCAGGGTATTTTTCAAATGAATTTATTTTAGCTTGATTTCTGTATGCACCAATAACTCTTTTTAATGCTCTCATCTTAGGACTTTCAATCTCAAACTCTTGTCCTGATAATTCATCACTTAGTTCATCATATTCTTTAGATGTAATGAGTCTTTGTAAAGATTGGTGCATAGTTCTACCATTTATTTTAAGTTCTCCTGAGTTTTTCAAAAAGAAATCATAAGCGGTATTATTTTCACCTTCTAATTGATAATTTCTCATATCAATATTACCTGAAGCTACTTTAGGTTTAGGTTTTGTCATACCACCTAAACGATATATTTCATTATATACTATATCATCATCAAATGTTTTTCTATAAATAGGATTAAGAACACCACCTAATCCACCACCTGTTTCAATAGTCATTTCTTTTCCTAATAAATCACGTTTAACAGGTAACTTTCCTTCGGTTAATGGATTACGTTTTAAGAAATAATCAAATGAACCTCTTGATTCTCTAATTAATCTTTCATCTTTCATATTCATAGCTTGGTTAAATACGTTTGGTGTAAATCCACCAATAATATTAGCAATAAATTTTGTACCTTGTGTTTGTGGGTCAGCAACTGCTTTCAATAACGCATCAAATCCTTGAACATAAGATTTATTAGTAATATTATTCTTTGTTACAAGAGCCATAGAAGCAAATAAAGTTCCTAAAGCGTCGTTAGTTCCTTCATCAGATTCAGAAATATTATTTTGAATAACATCTACTGTGTCTGCCATTAATCCTAACATAGTTGCCATTGGGTCAAGCCTTTGATAACTAAAATATTTATCTTTTCCATTAGCTTGTTTTATTCTAAAGGAATACTCTTGGTGACCTGCATTTTTCCAAGCTTCTCTTTCAGCTTTTTCAGTTGGTCCAAATCCTGTTATAAAGTTTTTATTAGACATTAAATAATATATTATAGCTGTATTTGTTAATACTGCTGTTGATAATCTACCTAATTCATCTGCCGCTACTCTTGGGTCTTTTGATTCTAGTCTAACTTTAGATTCTTCAGAAGCTTTTCTTAATAAAGAAGTATTACCTAGAAGTTTTTTAACTCCTGTATGAGCCACACCAAATGGAGTTCTTTGTAAACCAAACACAAGAATATTTGCAGGAGTACGAACAAAAGGAACTACAAAGGATAAAAATGGAACACGTTTAATAGCTGATTGTACTTCTTTAAGAAGCGGAATATTTTGGTCTGCTGTAAATGTATTAATTAAAGTTTCGTGTTTTCCTCGTTCTGTTAAAGCTTCTCTTTCCATAGCACTAAACGTAGAACTTCTATTTCTCATAGCTTTTGATTTTGCTACATAATCTTCAATAAATATTTCTTTTTCAGCAAACTTTAATCCTTTTTTATTTGCTAGTTCTATGGCTTCACCAACAATACCTTCTTCGTTAAATGCACGTCCTAAGTTTGTTACGTGATTATTGAACTCTTTAACTACAAAACTTGATAACTCTTTACCTCTTAATCCTCTTTCATATCCTTTAGCACTAAGTTCTGTTTTTATATATGTTCTATAGTTCATTGATTTAAAGAACTCATCACCTGCTAATAAAGCACTACTAGGAACTCTTACAACTTTACCAAGACCATCTAAAAATTTACCTAATGGTGTTTCTCTTAATGTTCCATCTGCTCGTCCTTTAAATGCTTTTTCAAAATTATCAGCAGTAAAAGATTTACCACCTTCTATGTTTTCAATAGCTACTGTTCTTTGAGCCCCAACTGTAATACCATCCCCTAATTTAACTGCTTTAGTAGCTAGTTTTATAGAATCTTTTACCGTTTCCATAGTATGATGAAAGTCAAAAGTAGCTCTTAGTAAAGGTAAATTACCTGATAAAGCGGCTCCCATTCCTGTTTCAACTTGTCTCATAAGCATAGTTAAAGCATTACCCATAATATTTACAATCTGTGTACTTGGTCCTGATAACAAAGCGTTCATCCAATATTCTCTTACTATTTCAAATCCTTTACTTAATCTTTTTCCAACAGTTAAGTCTTCAAGACTTTTTATAACTGTATCTATATCTGCACCATCTTCCATGGTCATTATAAGTTTTTCTAAGAATTTTTTATCGCCTGTTCTAGCTCTAGCTTCATTTAAGTAACCTTGTAATATTTCATCAGAATTTTTATTATCAACACCTATTTTTCTAGCTTGATATTCACCATTTTTATATAAAAACTTTCTTTGAACTAAACCTAATCCATATTCTCTACCATACAGTCCCCACATTCTTTGCATAGCTCCAAAAATTTCTAAAGCTTCTTGTACTTCAGCTTGTTGTCTAATTTTTGGTTTATTACCTAATGGACTTCCTTGTAAATCTACTAAAGCTTTTCTAGCCGCTTCAACTAAATTTTCTGCTGATACTCTTTGCATATAATACAAAGCTTTTTGGTCTGCTCTAATTTTTCTTAATTGTTTAACATTACTTGCATGTTTATTTATTTCTAGTATCCAATCATCTGTGTCGTGATTTTTTAAAATATTACCAAATTTTCTAGCTTCTCTTTTATTAATATTAGCTAACTCAGATGCTGATAATTTTGCAACACTTTCTTCTTTTATAAATTTTTCTGCTAAAGCTTTAGATAAACTTGCTATTTCATCTTCACCTTTAACAGTTCTAATAGCACTTTTTATTGCTTGAATACTTGCTGTTTCTATAGGAATGTCTTTACCTTGTTTCTTAATAGATTCATTTATTAAATCTCTATAGTGTTTTGTAAAAGCTTTTACTTTTTCAGCACCTGTTAACTTAGTTGTATCACCAATACTTTGTTTATTTACTCGTTTTTGATTGTCTTCTGCAATGGCTTTTTTATTAAGTCTTTGTTGAACTTGTCTAGCGTATTTATTAAATCTTGTCATTTCACTTTCAAATAACATACGCTCATCATTAATAATTTTATCTAATGCTTTTCTGTTAGCATAAACATTTTCTTCAAATTGTTGTCTTAAAACAGGGTCTCTACCTTTATCTCCTGCTAAAAATTCTTTTCTATGTGCTTCACTTTTTGTAGTAAACTTATTATTTCGTTCATCTACCCATTTTCTAAATGTATCTCTATTGTTAAACCTAGTTCTTAATCCAAACTGTGTTCCGTCAGGTAATAAACCAAAACTACGAATATTAGGGTCTTTTTCTTTTGGTTGTGCTGTCTCTTTTGGTTGTCCTGTTTCTGTTTCTCTTGGTTGTCCTGTTTCTGTTTCTCTTGGTTGTCCTGTTTCTGTCTCTTTTGGTTTAGGGTCTACACGTGAGCCTGTTGATTGTCCTGTAGTGTGTTCATCAACTTTATTTTTAGGTTGTCTTGAATCTTGAATATCTTTTTCATTTAAATCAGATTTATTTACAGCATCTTCAACAGCATCTTCTTCATCCATACCTTTAGCTATATTACTTCGTTTAGTTTTTATTAATTTTAAACTTTTCATTACAGGAACAATTAAAGCACCTGCTCCTAACACTCCTCCTTCTATTAGTAATCCTTCTAATACATTTTTTAATCTACCTTCAATTTCAGTATCATTTTCATCACTAGCTAAATATATAGATATAGGATTTTTTAAAGATGGATATTCATTAATAAAATCAGCTAACCTTTGTTCTTGTCCTTCAAATACTAAAGCGTCTGTTAATGCCCCTGCTCCTGCTGAACGTAATATTAATTCTTTTTTTGAAGTTTTTAAGTTTTTAATTAATTTGTGTTGTTTAGATGTTAACTTAGGACGATTACCTCTTAAAAAATCTTTAGCAATAGCTCTTGAATTTCTAGTAACTTTACCATTTCCAACTATTTTAGCTATTTTACTTATTTTACCTATTTTGCCCATTTGACCTACAATAGGAATAAATCCTGTAGCAAAATTAGAAACACCTTCAATAAAACCACCTATTCCTGTTTGAGATTTACCTAGTAGTCTTTCGTCATAATCAGGAAGAACATCAGCTAAAAGTAGTTTATCAACAAACCCATAAACATCTTGAACTGCACCTTCAACACCTCTTGGTATAGCTAGTGCCGCATCTACAAAAGCATTAGGTTTATCATCTTCTTTAGTAACAGGAACACTTCTTACTACTGCTCCTGTACCATCATCAATGCTTTGTTCTGTTTTAAGAACATTTTTTACTGCATCAAATCTACTCATTTATAGTCTCCCTTATTTCAGTATTATATTGAAAATCTTCAGGTAAAGATATTTCACCTTCAAATGTTAAAGCTTCTCCTATTCCTTTAAATAATTTTACAAAAGGAATTGAAACAACTCTACCAAGTTCACCTATTCCTCCAAATTGAATAGAATCTCCTCCCACATCTCTATTAATTGCATCAGCTTTTGCTTTTTCTAATTGGTCTTTGGTTGTAGGAACAACAAGAGTAAGGAAAAGATTATTGCTTCTATTTATACCTACCATACTAAATTGAGAAACCTTTTGTGCTTGAAGTTTTACAAAAGGTTCAGCTAAAGACCTTCTAATATTATATGTATCCATTACTTGTTTTATTTTATCAGATAAGTCGTTATATTCTATTTTGTCTTTATCTAAATACAAATTTATTTCGTCACCTTCAAACATATTAAATATAGGTATATTACCATTAACTATATCAGCAACAAAATTTTCATTTAAATATTCATTCGTTGGTAAATAATATTCACCTTCACTTCCATTTTGACCAATTCTTACAACATCACCAAAATTAATTCCTGTTAATGTTAAAAGATTTTGTACTCTATTACTTCTTTCATAGTAATCTTTTTGCGATTCATTACTTAAATCAGTATTATTACTAAACTGCATTGACTTTGCTAAAAGTTGTTTAGCCTTTATATTTTCATTATATATCTTTTCTGACACTTGTGTATGAATGTTAGAAGCTAAAAAATCAGTATCTTTATCTTGAATAGCAAGAAAATCAAAATAAGTTGTTAAATCATCTGATATAGGAATAAAACTTTCACCATTAATAAACATATCTCCAATGTTATGTTCGTTAAATATATTTAAATTACTAAGTAAGTTTACTCCTGAATCCAAAATAAAATCTGAATCTTCTCCTAATATAGATGCTGTTAGCCCTTGTACTGTATATATAGGATTATCTTTTATATCTGCTAATAGTGTAGTTTTTACACTAGGAAAATTTTTCTGAATAACAGTAGTTTTTACTAATTCTTTATATCTTTCTGTTAATTCGTTTAATTTATTTCTAGCAAAAGTAACTTTATTTTGAATACTTCCTCGTAACCTACCTGCCTGTTGTGTAATACTTGTAAAAGCAAGTCTAAAGTCAATATTTAAATCTTCTAGTTCTTCAGCAATATTTGGGTTTATTATGCTTTTACCTGAAAAGTCTTTTTCGTTGTCTACTATTAAACCTTCTAATACTATGTTTCCTGTATCTATACCTGCGTCTTCTAAAATACTAGGTAATTCGTCATCTAATGCTACTAAAGCCTTCTCACTAAAATCATCAAAGTCTATTCCTAGTGTAGTTTCTATTGCTACTCCATCAGCTTCTACGTCTATTCTAGCTTTATTATATAAGTTATTGTTTTCTTCTCTAGCTATAAAAATTTGTGCTTTATCTAATTTACCTTCCATAAGCATGGTGTTTAATAGGTTATCTATTTCATTTTTTTTATTAACTAAGGATTCAAACGTATTACCTACAAATTCTCCT